TACCAAAAGGTAAAGCCGAACAATATATGAAGTCTATTATGACACAGTATCGTAACAAGTTAGTTTACGATGCTAATACAGGTGAGTTGCGTGATGAGCGTAAACACTTGTCTATGCTTGAAGATTTTTGGTTACCACGCCGTGAGGGTGGTAAAGGTACCGAGATTACTACACTTCCTGCTGGCCAAAATTTAGGCCAAATGGAAGATGTTCAATACTTCCAAAAGAAACTATTACAATCGTTGAATGTTCCAATCTCTCGTCTTGACCCACAAGTTGGTGCAGGTATTATGGGTGTTGGTAAGACTACTGAAGTAACCCGTGATGAGGTTAAGTTTAGTAAGTTCATTAATCGTTTGCGTAATAAATTCTCTCGTATTTTTGATGATGCTTTAAGAATTCAACTATCACTCAAAGGTATTTGTACCGTTGAAGAATGGGAAGATTTTAAAGAATCCATCTATTACGATTACAAGAAAGATAATAACTTTGCTGAAATGCGTGAGGCTGAAGTCTTGCGTGAGAGAGTTCTTACCGCAACTCAATTAGACCCATTCATTGGTCGTTATTATTCTTCTAAGTGGATTAAGAAAAATGTTCTCCGTATGACCGAAGAAGAAATTTTGGAAATGGAGAAAGAGATTGAAGAAGAAGGTGATAGTGCTTCACCAGTTTTAGGTGGTGATGCTAATGCCGCTCAATCTGGTGCAGATGCTGAAGCTGAACCCGTAGATAACACTACTGATGGTGCAGGTCAAGAAACAGAAACTCCTCAGTTGGATGATGCGGTAAACAAATATGCTTTCAATATAAATAAGAAATAAAGGAAATATTATGACAACTACAGCTACATTTATTGACCAATTGGCTTCAGGCCAATCGGCAGAAGCAAAAGAAACATTATCGGACTTATTGTCTGCTCGTGCATTTGAATCATTAGATGCTCGTAAACAAGAATTGGGTGCCACACTATTTGGTGGGCAAGTTGCAGCTGCACAAGAACAAGCAGCATCAGAAGCGGAAGCTGAATGAAATCGTTTCAAGATTTTAAAGTCAATTTGACGGAAGAAGAAAAGTCAGACTATTCTAAGTTTGATGTTTTGGTTCGTGCTGGTCTGGCCAATAAGGCACAGATGCAAAGAATTCATCGCATTTTGGATAAAATGCAAGATGATAGGCCAAACTTTAACAATGCCGACAAACAGATTATTCAAAATCTTTTTAATAAGATGGTAGATTTGGTTAGCAATAATAAACAGATTTTTAACCAAACTCGCCGTGCAGTAAAAGAAGGCGTAATTGCCACTTCTGATTTTAAACTAGGTGCAAGTGGTCAAAAAGTTAGAGCTCATAGAACTAAAGTTGGTGATACAGCGCCAGGTGTTGGCGGTATGGCACCAGAAATTGGTGATGATAAAGAACAAGACCAAAATGCTTTAAAGAAAACTTATAAAGAATCTACTGAAGTGGTAATTGATGAAGCACACATTCAAAATCCACCATTTGTATTGATTCTTAAACGCAAGGCTGTTCGTTATTATCCTGAAGGCATTACTAATGTCCTTTATTATAACGAAAAATTAAATAGATACTTTTCTGTTCCTTATTCGTCTGGTGTTCCAATGGATAATCCAGTTCAAGCAGAAGAAGTAGAACAAGTAGAAGAAGCAGTAGATGCTATTGGTCAACTACAAAAGATTAAAGATACACACCAACATGGCACAGTAAACCATAAAGATGGTTCTGCCAGTAAGATTGATGCTCAAACTGCTCATGCCGTATTGACGGTTCATAAGAGTTTGAATGATATTAATAAAAAGAAATTTGCAGATATGGTGGCAAGGTCATCACATCATATGCAGAAAGCCGCTGAGTTTTCTTGGAAACATTTGAAGTGAGCTTAGTAGATTTAATTGTAAGTGGTCGTTTGGCAGAAGCAAGAGAGGTAGTATTTGCCATGCTTGATGTGATGTCAAGTGAGCGCTTACAAGAAGAAAAGATTGTAGTGGGGCAGGATACATATACATTGGTAGAAGAAGTTTTAGATGAAGCTTCAACGAATGTAATTAGAACTGGCAGAATCAAAAAGATTCGCCGCCGTATCCGTAGAAATGCACAAGGCAGAATTGTCGTTCAAAAGAATGTTCGTAAATCTGCAATTAAAGGTTATAGAATTTCAGGTAACACCGTAAAAAGAATACCTGCAATTCAAAGAATTAATAAAGCTAGAAAACTAAAAAGGTATTGGAAGACTAAAGGTAAATCAAAGTTGCGTAGAACTCTACTCAAACGAAAAATGTCCATTAGACGCCGAACATCCATGGGAATAAAATAAAATGCCAATAGAAATTACAAATACATTAAGAGGTGCCTCACTCATTCGTGTTGAAGGCATTGGAACTTATTATGCTAATCTTATCTCTTTAGCTGTTGACAGCAACGAAGTTGTTAGTGCTGCTAACATTAAAAGAATTAATTGGTCAACAAACGGAAATATTCAAATTGTCCGTAATGGTAACAATATTGCAACATTACATACCGTTGGTGAAATTAAACTAGATGAGTGGGGGCAATCAATTGCCAACAACAACACATCTAATGTTGTTATTACAGTTGTAACTGGTGGCACATTATTCTTAGAAGTGTCTAAGTCTGCTACTTACACAACACCATTAACAGGAATGTAATATGAAACTAATTAGAGAAAATATTGAAGAAGTCAAGTATATTACTGAGGCTTCTGAAAATGGTAAAAAGAACTTGTATATTACAGGTCCTTTTTTAGTTTATGACAAACCTAATAAAAATAACCGACTTTATTCTAAAGACACTTTGTCTAAAGAAGTTGGTCGTTATAATGAGGAATTTGTCAAAACAAATCGTGCTTTGGGTGAATTGGGACATCCTGATACACCAACACTAAACTTAGAAAGAGTATCTCACAAGATTATTTCTTTAGAAGATAATGGTGAAGCATTTATTGGCAAAGCAATGATTTTGGAAACACCATACGGTCAAATTGTTAAAAACTTTATTGACTCTGGTGTTAACCTTGGAGTATCTTCAAGAGGTATGGGTTCACTCATGCAAACTAAAGAAGGTTATAACTTGGTACAAGATGATTTCCGACTAGCAACTGCAGCTGATATTGTGGCAGATCCATCTGCTCCAGGCGCCTTTGTTAATGGTATCATGGAAAACAAAGAATGGTTATTCGTTGATGGACGCTTCGTAGAAGCAGATATTGATTCAGCGAAGAAACAGATTAAACAAGCATCACGCAAAGACTTGGAACGAGTTGCCCTCAACTTGTTTGAAAACTTTATCCGAAAACTTTAATTTTATAAATAAGAAATCATAAGGAGATTCCTAATGGCATCAAACAAACTATTCGAGGCAGCAGCAGACATTCTTGCAGGAAGTAAGAGTGCCGCCCCAGCTATGCCTCCAGAAAAACTCGGTGGTGAAGTAGTAGACCTAGGTGGTCCAACTAATACCAACGATAAACCAACAGACGATTCTGCAAAGATTGATGCTGCTAAAGCAATCAAATCTCAAATGCAGGCGCCACAAACTAAGCCTTCAGCCGCTTCTCCTGACAAGCAAGAAATGCTTGGCAAAGGTCAATCGACCATGAAAGAAGATATCGAAGCCTTGTTTGCTGACGATGAAACCATTTCTGAAGAATTCAAATCCAAAGTATCTACGATTTTTGAAGCTCGTGTTCAAGACCGTATTACTCAATTGGAAGAAGAAACAGAAGCACGCTATGCTGGTATGCTTGAAGAAGCAGTTGAATCCATCAAGCAAGACCTAACAGAGAAAGTAGATGACTACCTCTCATACATTGTTGAACAATGGATGGAAGAAAATGAAATCGCTATTGAATCTGGTCTGCGTTCTGAAATGACCGAAGATTTTATTGCCGGTCTCCGTAATCTATTCGCAGAGAACTTCATTGATGTTCCTGCTGAAAAAGTCGACCTAGTTGAAGAACTTGCCGCTAAAGTTGAAGAACTTGAAGGCAAACTCAATGAAGAAATCGACCGTGGTGTATCATATGCTAAAGCATTGGTAGAATCACGCAAATCCGAACTTACTCGTGAAGTATGTGAAGGACTTACAGCTACTCAAGTTGAAAAAATCAAATCACTCGCAGAGAGTGTTGAATTCTCCACAGAGGACGAATACAAAGAGAAACTTGAAACTATCCGTGAGAACTATTTCCCGTCTGGCATTGTCAAGGCGAGTGAATCACAACTCCAAGAAGAAGTAACTGATGGCTCAGAAAAGCAAATCGTTTCTAACGACCCGCTAGTTGCCGCAGTTGCAAACGCAATTTCTAAAACAAAACTCTAATCCCTTAGGAGATAACTAAATGTATTTGTCCGAACAACTACAAACTAAATGGGCTGGCGTTCTGGATCATCCAGATATGCCTGCTATCAAAGACCCATACCGTAAAGCCGTAACTGCTGTTGTGCTTGAGAATCAAGCCGTTGAAATGGCGAAATCTGCTGGTATGTTGACAGAAACTGGTTCACCTACAAACTTTGCTGGTACAGGCGGTTTTGGTGGCGGTGCTGCTGCTGCAGGTCCTGTTGCCGGTTTTGATCCAATCTTAATCAGCTTGGTTCGCCGTTCTTTACCTAACTTAATCGCTTATGACATCTGCGGTGTTCAGCCAATGACTGGACCTACAGGTCTGATTTTTGCGATGCGTACCAAGTATGCTGGTCAAGCTGGTACAGAAGCTTTCTATAACGAAGCTAACACAGGTTTTGCTGGTGCAAACGGTCAAGGTGCTCAAACAGCATTGTCAACCGGTACTCCTCCAACAGAAACATTCACATCTAACGCTGCTGCAATCGCTGCTATGACAACCGGTTCTGCTGAAGCTTTGGGTGATGGCGCTTCTGGTAACACATTCCAAGAAATGGCATTCTCAATCGAGAAAGTAACTGTAACTGCAAAGACCCGTGCTTTGAAGGCAGAATACTCTATCGAATTGGCACAAGACTTGAAAGCTGTTCACGGTCTTGACGCTGAAACAGAATTAGCAAACATTCTCTCTACTGAGATTCTTGCTGAAATTAACCGTGAAGTTATCCGCACAATCTACGGTACTGCTAAGTTGGGTGCTCAAGTTGGTACAACAACTCGTGGTAAGTTTGACCTTGACACCGATTCTAATGGTCGTTGGATGGTTGAGAAGATTAAAGGTTTGGCATTCCAAATCGAACGTGAAGCTAATACTATTGCTAAAACAACACGTCGTGGCAAAGGTAACATCCTCATCGTTTCTTCTGATGTAGCTTCTGCTTTCGCAATGGCTGGTTTACTTGACTACAACTCTGCGTTGAATAGCCAAATTAACTTGACAGTTGACGATACAGGTAACACATTCGCTGGTACAATGTTTGGTCGTATCAAGGTTTATATTGACCCATATGCACAAACATCTTCAACTAATGAGTTTGCAGTTGTTGGTTTCAAAGGCACTAATGCTTATGATGCTGGTCTGTTCTATTGCCCATACGTTCCGTTACAAATGGTTCGTGCAGTTGATACAGGTACTTTCCAACCTAAGATTGGTTTCAAGACCCGTTACGGTCTAGTTGCTAACCCATTCGCAGAAGGTACAAGTCAAGGTCTTGGCGCTTTGACTGTTCAATCAAACAACTACTATCGTTCATTCGTAGTTGCGAACATTATGTAATTAAAAACTCCGTTAAGAGAGTTATTAGAGAGGCACTTCGGTGCCTCTTTTTTTTGGCTTTATAAATACAGATATGACAGCAATCAATTCAAAACCAGCTAATCCAAACTTTTTACATCCAAATAAGTTCCAATTGAGCTTTAGTAGGTTGCCAGATATGCAATACTTCTGCCAAGCAGTAAGTGTTCCTGGTATTTCAATGTCTGAAGTTCCACAAAATACACCATTTGTAGATTTGTATAGACCAGGCGAAAAGGCCATCTATGACCTATTAAATGTAACTTTTATGATTGATGAAGAACTAAAGGCTTGGTTAGGCATACATGATTGGATTCGTGGCATGACTTTTCCAACCGACTTCAAAGAATATCAAAATCTAGGGTTGTTAAGTAAGACTGCCGGCATTCGTCAATCTGTTGGCTTACAACCTCAATATTCTGACGCTAGTATTACCATACTTTCATCGGCAAATAATCCAACATATAGATTTACTTTCTATGAAGTTTTCCCTACCACACTATCGACTTTTGTTATGTCGGCATCTGATACACCAGATACCATAATGACTGCCGATGCCACATTCAGATATTCCTATTTTAATGTTGACAAACTAGATTAACTGTGATACACTCCTATAAGGAGGATTTGTAATGAATAAACTTGATGAATTATTAGAAATGTGGGCAAAAGATTCTGTCATTGATAGAACTGAGCCAGGTAAAGAACTTACCAATATTCCACAACTGCATAGTAAATACTTGAACATACTTTCAAGGCATCGCCTACTGGCAAAAGAAGCCGAGTTCAAGTATAACAGAATGAAGAAAGTAAAGTGGGAATACTATACAGGTAAAATGGATGATGAATCTCTTAGACAACATGGATGGGAACCATTTCCATTTGTATTGAAATCCGAAATTACTACATACTTTGATAGTGATGAAGATTTAAATCGTTTAATAGCAAGTAAGATGTTACACGATGAAATCGTAGATGTGTGCCAAAGTATTCTTAAAGAACTAAACTCACGCACATTCCAACTTCGTGATTTTATAGCATGGGAAAGATTCATACAAGGTGTCTGATATTAGATTAGAGAAAGTTAATGAGGCTTATATTCGTGTTCATTGTGAACGCAACATAGCTCAAGAACTTTCCGATTACTTCACATTTTATGTGCCTGGTCATCAATTCACTCCTGCATTTAAAGCAAGATATTGGGATGGCAAAATAAGATTATTGGATTTACGAACCATGGGAATTTACCATGGTTTGGTTCCATACATTCAAAAGTTTTGTGATGAAAGACAATATCAAGTAGAAGTAGATTCTGAAGTATCACTCACAGAAAACTTCTCAATTGCAGAGGCTAATGAGTTTATTAAGACACTTGGTTTACCACATGAGCCAAGAGATTATCAAATCAATTCTTTTGTTCATGCAATTCGTAATAAAAGAATTCTATTACTATCACCTACAGCTTCAGGTAAATCATTAATACAATATCTTATTCTTAGAATGATACAGGACATGGACCACAAAAAAGGTCTGTTGATTGTTCCAACTACTTCATTGGTAGAACAGATGTATTCAGACTTTGTATCATATGGGTATGATTCTGAAAAGTATTGTCACCGACAGTATGCAGGTAAAGACAAGGTGACAGATAAGTTTTTGACCATTACTACATGGCAATCTATCTACAAGAACCCACCAGAATACTTTGAACAGTTTGACTTTGTGTTGGGTGACGAAGCACATCAGTTTAAAGCCAAATCATTAACAACTATTCTATCAGGTTGCACCAATGCCAAGTATCGTATTGGTTGCACAGGCACATTAGATGGTACACAAACACACAAACTAGTATTAGAAGGTTTGTTTGGTCCAGTTTACAAAGCAACATCAACTTCAGAACTGATTGATAAAGGCCAATTGGCTGCATTTAAGATTAAGTGTTTGATTCTTAAATATCCTGAAGCAGTCTGTAAGATTGCTCGTGATTGGGACTACAATACTGAAGTTGAATATATAGTTATGAACAAGGCTAGAAATGAGTTTATCAAAAACCTAGTCTTATCTTTAAAAGGTAATTCTCTAGTGCTATTCCAATTTGTTGAGAAGCATGGTAAAGATTTACACAATATAATCCAAGAACAGGCGAAAGGTCGCCAAGTTTTCTTTGTCTATGGAGGCACCGACGTCGATGTCAGAGAATCAATCCGTGCAATTACGGAGAAAGAGAAAGATGCTATCATCGTTGCTTCTTACGGCACTTTTTCTACTGGCGTTAACATACGAAATCTTCACAATATCATCTTTGCTTCCCCGTCAAAGTCCCGTGTTAGAAATCTTCAGTCGATTGGTCGTGGGCTTCGTTTAGGAGATGATAAAGAAGAAGCAACACTATTTGATATATCTGATGACTTCCGTATAGGCAAATTTGCCAATTACACCTTGAAACATTTTATTGAGCGTGTTAAAATATACGATGAAGAAAAGTTCAACTATAAATTTTATAACATAGAGCTAAAAAATGGATAATATTAAAATACTAAGATTACAAAGTGGCGAAGATGTTATTGCAGATTATACACAGGTTGAAGGTGATGCATCGGTATTGCTAACCAATCCAATGTGTTTAATCTTTAAAAGAATGCCTACTGGCAGAGCAGTCATGTTGATGAGTCCTTGGTTGCCATTAGAACTGGTAGAAAAGAATGAAGCTTGGTTGTTTGAAGCAGATATACTTTCAGTCTTTCAACCTAAGGCACAGATTATTGAATACTATACTACCTCTGTGAAAGAAGTGCAAGAGGATATGTTACAAGAAGAAATGCACGGAGAATCTCTAACAGATATATCTGATGAGTATGATGATGAGATGTCCGAAGAAGAAGAACTGCAGGCAATGGAAGAATTAGAAGAACTTAGGAAGGATGTAAAGAAGAAGTTATTACATTAATCTGAAAACGGAACACCGCTAATGTAACACTTGTCAAGTAGTAAATGAGGCAATAGTAAGCAATATATCCTTAATTGCTTGCTTTATAAGAAATTTGTGATATAATGATTGATATGTTAGAATATAATGATGACAACTTAAAGAAAGTATCAGAGCTGATTTTAAAGAATCTCAGCTCTGATTTGCTTCCTAGGTCTTGGTTGGATAAGAATGAAATCAATCTTACATTCGGACATTGCCACAATGCAGCAGGTTGTTTGTATAAGGTATTTGGATCCAAAGCACTTAATATGTACCGAGGATTTGATGGTGAAATATATCATTGGTGGGTTCAAGACAAGGCAGGTAAGATAATTGATTTAACTGCTGACCAGTATTATTCCAAAGGTAGAGTTCCTCCGTATGACAAGGCTGAGAAAGCAGGTTTGCTTGGCTTTGAATACAAAAAAAGAGTGCTTGAGTTGTTTCGTAGAGTTACCATCGAATTGAGTGGTAAAAAATTAGGACTATTAGAATATTATGAGTAAAAAACACTATGTCAACAATGCTGACTTTCTAGCATCTCTGATTGATTATAAAAAGAGATGTAAAGAGGCAGCACAGAATGATAAAGAAGATCCACCAATCCCAAATTATGTTGGTGAATGTTTCCTTAAAATTGCAGAACATCTATCCCGTAAGCCTAACTTTGTATCGTATTCATTCCGTGATGAAATGATTGCAGATGGTATTGAGAACTGTATTCAATACTTCCGTAACTTTGACGAAACGAAATCAAAGAACCCATTTGCTTACTTCACACAGATTATTTACTTTGCTTTCTTGCGTAGGATTACCAAAGAAAAAAAACAGTTGTATGTCAAGTATAAGGCAACACAACAGTTTGGTTTACTAGGCGAAGGTGAAATGTATGAGGACGCTGAAGGCAATATGCAACAGTTTGTCCTGTATGATAACATCGCAGAGTTCATTGAAACCTTTGAAGATGCCA